AATTTAGCTAGAAAAGAATTTTTTGATTCATTAAAAATAAACAATGGGGGACACAACATCTAAAATATACCTTGAATGGTCTGAAATACATGAATGTGTAAACATTTTATGTTCAAAAATAATTAATGATTACATAAATATTGATTCAGTAATGGGCTTACCTAGAGGAGGTTTAATCCCAGCAGTTTTAATTTCACATCAATTAGATATTCCTTATGTCATTCACCCAGGTAAAAATACTTTAGTAGTAGATGATATTAATGATACAGGAGAAACTTTAAGTAAAGCACCAGGTGCTTATTGGGCTGTATTACATCATAAATCAACATCTAAATTTCAACATAATTTTTATGCTAAAGAAGTAGGTGAACAATGGGTTGTATATCCATGGGAAAGAGAAGATTCAGAACCAATACAAGATTATTTACAATCAGATGAATTTTTAGAATTTGCAGAAAGAGAAGATAATAGTGTGGTTTGGCCAGAAGAAGATTGTAAATTACATACAGTAGGAGGATTAACTAATGATAAATCAGGATCCTTTATGAAGTTTCAAAATAAAATTAAATAATATGAGTAAACAATTAAAATTATTCAAAGAAGAAAAATTACCTACATGGGTCAATGGAGTACCTTTTGTAGATGAAGTAGAAGAATTTAACGCCACATTTGGCAAACCAAATAATTATGAAACAACAATACCAAAAGAAAAGGAGTGGAAGTTCGTTTATGACTTTATCCTTGAAGAACTTGAAGAATATAAAGAAGCTTGCGAAAGAGGAGACATCGTGGAGGTTTTGGACGCTTTGTGCGATATTACTTATGTTTCCCTTGGGAACGGTACTATGCTACACGGCCTTAAGAGTAAGATATGGCCTGCATATGAGGAAGTACAAGCGTCTAATATGTCAAAAGCTTGCAAATCTGAAGAAGAAGCCATGGATACCGTCAGGGTACGAAGTAAGGAACAAGCTGAGGCCTGCCATTTTGAAAAACTTGAGGAAGGAAGGTATATTGTCTACCGTTCCAGAGACAGAAAAGTAATGAAATCAATAAATTATTTTAAACCTAATTTACATCAATTCTTTACAAATGAAGAAATAGATAGATGTAGACCAAACTTTAATCCAGGAACTATAATTTAATGTATAAAAAGTGTTATACTCAAAAAATAAAAGACAATAAATACAAAGTTTATCTTTGGGATGATATTGGATATGATGAAATTGTTTGGTATAATGCTTCTTATATAGAAGATAGTGAAGGTACATTAAATGGGATTAATGGTGAAAAATTAAAGAAAACAGTAAATTGGGATAGAAATACTCCTAATTTACATTTTCATGACATGAAGCCCCACCAAAAATATCTTGTTGAAAGGTATGGTACTGCCGATGAACCATCTACTTCACATAGAGAATTATTTTTTGATATTGAGTGTGAAATTGGAGGAGCATTAACTGAAGAATATATTGAAAGTGCTCCAATGCCCATTACTTCTATAGCTTGGTGGGATAAACAAGAAGATTGGTGGGCTATCCTAATTTTAGATAAAAAATCAGAATTAAAACATACTAAAGCAAAAAATAAAGAAATCATTCCTTGTAAAACAGAAAAGGAATTATTAGCTAAGTTTTTAGAAAAGTTTAGAGAAATTGATCCTGATATTTTAATTGGTTATAATAGTGATTTTTTTGATATACCTTATCTATACTATAGAATGTGTAATGTTTTAGGTAAAGAATGGGCTAATCATTTATCTCCTATAAATAAAGTTAATGCTAAAAAAAATAATGAATGGTTTTTTAAAAGAAACCAATTTGTTGATATTATAGGTGTTGAATCTTTAGATTATATTCGTTTGCATAAAAAATATAGTTGGAAAGATGAACCAAGTTGGAAATTAGATGCTATTGGAGAAAAATATACAGGTATTGGTAAAATAGAATATGAAGGTAATTTAGACCAATTATTCGCAACCGATATACATAAATTTATTCAATATAATTTTCGTGATGTTGAAATATTAAAATTATTAGATGAAAAATTACAATATATAGCTTTAACTAAAAATTTATCCCATAAAGGAAAACATAATTACAGTGAAGTTTATTCTAATAGCATTACTCAAGATGGAGCTATATCAGCTTATTTACTTTCTCAAGGAATAATTCCACCCGCAAGACATATTAACCCAAAAGCTAAAAAAGGATATGCTGGGGGGTATTTATTTTGTCCTAAAGCAGGATTATATAAGTATATGTTTGATGAAGATTTAACATCACTGTATCCATCTATAATTATGTCTTTAAACATAGGTAGAGAAACTTTTGTAGGGCGTATTGTAGATGCAGATGATCGTAATAATAGATTGGGTTTAAACGATTTAAAAAAACGTGATCCTAATGAAGAATTATTAATTAAAAATTCTAAAGATAATTCTACTAATGTTAATGTTGGAAGGCTAATAAACATGATTGAACAAAATAACTTTTCAGTATCTGCTAATGGTTCTATATTTTCAACTGAAAAAGAATCTACATTATCAACCGTTTTAAATAAATGGTTTAATGAAAGGGTTGTTTATAAAAAAGCAATGAAAAAAGCATATGAAGCTAAAGATAAAATAGCAGGAGAATATAACTATTTAATGCAATACACAATGAAAATTTTGCTTAATAGTTTATATGGTGCAACAGCATTACCTGGTTTTAGATATGGATTACCAGAATCTATATTAAGTGAAGCAATTACATTATCAGGTCACAGAATTATTCAAGAATCTGCCTTATGCGCAAATAAACATATGAATAAAGTAATAAGAAATGAAATTAAATTAAAAATATGACATTAAAAAAACAATCTATTAGAAAAAATATGCATATCATAGCAAATGGTGAAACTATTAGTAAAGAAGAATTAATTACTATGAGTGAACTTTGGTCTGAAAAACAAGAAAATGCATTTAAAAAATTTCTAAAACAAGGAGTATTTAGATTTAAAATAAATAATGTTACATTTCAAATTGATTTAGATAGCCCTTTAAGAAACTCACAAGGAGAAAGACCAGGCCCAATAATTAAAATACCAGGAGATACAAGATTTTAAAATGAAAATAGAGATTTCAAATGGCGAATTACTAGATAGAATTTCTATATTAGAAATAAAAAAATTAAATATGCACAATGCTGATAATTTAGCTAATGTTGAAAAGGAATTTCTATTGTTAAATCCGGGAGTAGTAGAAATATTTACAAAAAATGGTAAAGAAATTAAAGTATTATATTTGGAGTTAGCTAAAGTTAATCGTATATTATGGGAATTAGAAAATAGAGTTAGAGAAAAAACAATTAGAGATAAAGAATTTATTAAATCATCAAGAATGATATTTAAATATAATGAAGTTAGGAATCAATTAAAAAATGATATTAATATTATTTCTGGTTCCAAATTTAAAAATATTAAGGAATATAGATGAAACATTTAGAAGAAACACCTTGGTTTATTTGTGATAAAGAAGATAAGAACTACTGTGCTTATGTTGACACTGATTCCAATTATTTTAATGCTGAACCAATATTAAAACATTTATATCCTAATTTTGAAGAACTATCAGATGAAGAAAAGGATAGTAAATTAGAAAAAGTTGCTTTAGCTTACCAAGATATTATTACAGACGATTATGATAGGTTATGTCGTGAGACCTTTAACATCACAACTCACAGACTTGAAATGAAAACTGAATGTGTAATAAGATCAGCTTATTTCAGGGCAACAAGACGTTATGCACAATGGATAACCAAACAAGAAGGTATAAACAAAGAGGTTTTAGATATAAAAGGTCTAGAATTTATGAAAGCGAATTTTCCACCTATTTTAGGGGATTTTTTTCACAAAATTCTTCAACAAGTATTAAAGGGAGAAGAGAAAGCTAATATTATTAGCCAAATTAAAACATTTAAAAAACAAATATTAGGTGGATCTATTCCACTAGCTAAATTAGGTAATCCTACAGCAGTTAAAAAATTACAAAAATACTCTGGTCAAAAAGCTAGAGCAGGAGAATTATTTACTGAAATATTAAAAGGAGCACCTGCACCAGTTAGAGCTGCTATTCGTTATAATGATTTATTAAAATTATGGAAATTAGATAGAAAATATAATTTAATTACTATGGCAGATAAAGTAAAATGGATTTATTTAAAAGATAACCCATATAAAATAGAAGCTTTAGCATTTTTTGATTATGATATGCCTGATAAAATTAAACAATTTTTAGAGCAATATGCTGATAGACAAAAAGTATTTGACTCAATATTATTAAATAAACTAGAAGGATTTTTTAGTGATTTACAATGGAGTTTGGATTTAAACCCTTACATAAATGCGTTCAATTCCGTTGAAATCTAAAATATTTTTCGTATATTACGGTTATGATAAATAAAAACACATTACAATCATTTATTTCTAAGTATTATATAAATGGATTGAATAATCAAGTTAAATGGAGAATTAAGGATAATACCTTAACTGTTTATGCTGGTGAGTCAGGTAGAGTATGTAAAGTAGTTTTATCTGAATTTAACTTTGAAGATTGTGAAATTGGAGTATTTGATACAAATAAATTAATAAAATTATTATCAATTACAAATGGTGATTTATTATTATCATCTGAAAAACAAGGAGAATTACATACTAAATTAAATATATCAGATGCTAATTTTGAATTATCTTACGCATTAGCCGATACTTTAATAATGGGTAAATCCCCTTGGTATAATGACCCAGAAGAAGGATTTGAAATAGAATTAAGTTTAGTTAGAGAAGAAGTAGACAATTTAATAAAAGCAAAAAATGCTTTAAATGATGTAGATAATATGTTAGTTCAATCTTCAAAGGATTTAGACGGAAATATTGTTTGTGAATTCTTATTTGGCGATAATACAGGATTTTCAAATAAAATAGAATATCAATTACAAGGTACTATAACAGATGAAAGTATTAAATTACCTTTTAATTCAGATATATTTAAAGATATTTTAAATGCAAATAAAGATATAGACACTTGTAGTATAAAAATATCTAAAAAAGGAATGATGAAATTATCATTTGAAGGTGGTATTAATAGTATTTATTATATAGCACGAAACGAATAAATTAAAAAAATATGAGCAAAATTAAGAAAAAAGATTCCTCACCTGATAGTCAATGGGGTCAAATATACTCTAATGAATTTAAAGTAAATAAAAATCAAAAACCAAGAATATGGATTGTAGATAATTTTTATGAAGATCCACAAGCAGTAAGAGACTTTGCATTAAAACAGTATTATTTTGATGATCCAGGATACTTAGGTATGCGTACAAGAAAACAATACTTTTTTGATGGTGTTAAAGAAAAATTTGAAGAAATAATTGGGAAAAAAATTGTAGGAAAAGAAATGTGGGAGGATTATGGTATGAATGGAAGATTTCAATCTGCAATATCTGGTACATCTTTAGTTTATCATTGTGATCAACAAAGATGGGCAGGAATGATTTATTTATCTCCTGATGCACCTGTAGCTTCTGGAACAAGATTAATGCAACATAAAGAAACTAAAATAAGACATAGTCAAGAACCAGTAAATGGTAAAAATATTGATCATGCTTTTAATCAACACACATTTGTTGATCCTCACCCATATGAAGATGTTGACGTTGCAGGAAATGTTTATAACAGATTAGTTATATTCGATGCTAAATGTATTCATGCTGCCCAAGACTATTTTGGGTGGGATATTGAGTCAGGAAGATTATGGCAAATGTTTTTCTTTGATTCAGAAGATTAAAAATAATTTGGAAAATATATATTTTCTAATTATATTATATATGTATAATAAACAAAACATTGTAGCTAGGGCACAAGTTATGTTTTTAAATTAAATTAACCGGAAGCTTCGGCTCCATAAAACAAAATGATATGAGTACATTACAATTATTAGAGAGGCATTTAAGTCCTTTCGACATCCTATTTAGGAACCACTTCAAAGCTGATAGTACATTTCAACCAGCTACAAACACAAAACAATCACATCCACTTAATATTTTCTTCGATGATAAAGGACTTTATTTTGAAGTTGCCTGTACTGGGTTAACTAAAAAAGACGTTATCCTTGATATAGAAGGTGATATTTTAAAAATCACATATAAAAAACCAGAAGATGAAAAATTCCATGAAGGAACTATTCATCAAGGTTTATCTAAAAAATCATTTGATTTAAGATACAAAATTGCTCCTAAATTTGATTTAGGTCAAACTGATGCATCTTTAACAAATGGATTATTAGAGATTTTTATACCTTTAGCTGAAGAAGCTAAGCCAAAATCTATTAAAATTAAGTAAAAATAATTGCAAAAAAACGTGTCCTAGCAATGTTTTTTTCGTATATTGTCGTTATGAAAAAAAGCAAACAACTTACAATTATTGAGGATCCAAAATTGGAACCTTACTTTATAACAAAGGATGACCATTGTTATACAGTGAATGAAAGAATTACGCCTAATGCGAATCATTTTAGGACAAAAGGTAAAGGAAAGGAATATCATAAGCCCCAAACTTACCATCCTAATTTAGGAGGTGCCTTAGAGTCAATCTCTAAATATTTACTCCATACAAAGAAAAACTATACATCAGTAGATGAAGTTATAAATAATTATAGAAAAATTGAAACCAATATTAAACAATACATACAACAATTATGAACTTAGAAGCGCTATTTGACGCAGTTATCGTTAAACCTATTGAAAACGAGGAAGTTACTTATGGAGGAATTATCGTTCCGGATATGGGTAAAGAATTAAATGAAGTAGGTGAAGTGTTAGCTGTAGGACCTGGAAAACACACACATTCAGGGGAATTTTTAAAAACAATTATTAAGGTAGGAGAAAAGGTTATTCTACCAACAATGGGATTTACCAAATTACAATTTGATGGTGAAGAATATTATGTTGGTCCTGAAAACCAAATTTTAGCTAAGGTAATAGTACCAGTAGAAGATATACTGGCCGAAACAGAAGTAAGTGAAATTGATAAAGAACATTTAACAGATATATAATATGAAAAAAGTAGAATTTGGTAAAAACGCCAGAAAAAATTTAATAAAAGGTATTGATATTTTAGCAGATGCTGTTGTTTCAACCCTAGGACCTAATGGTAGAAATGTTGTTATAGGAAAAGGAATAATTGAAGCACCACAAAGTACTAAAGATGGTGTAACAGTTGCAAAAAATATTGTATTAAAAGAACCTAATCAAGAATTAGGAGTACAACTAGTAAAATGGGCAGCTATTAAAACAGCAGATAAAGCTGGAGACGGTACAACAACATCTACACTATTAGCCAGAGAAATAATTAAGAATGGTTTAAGTGCTTTAGATAATAAACAAAATGCTGTTCAAATTAAAAGAGATATAGATAAAGCAACCCAAGAAGTAATTGCTTCACTTAAAAATATGTCAGAAGACATAGGTGAAGAAAGCCAATTACAACAAATTGCTACTGTATCAGCTAATAATGATTCAGAAGTAGGTAAATTAATTGCTACTGCAGTAGATAAAGTAGGTCAACAAGGTGTTGTTCATATTGAATCTTCTAGGACAGCAGATAATTATATTGAAACTGTAGAAGGAATGCAATTTGCTAGAGGTTATAAATCCCCGTATTTTGTTACTAATAACAATGATATGACCTCAGTACTTGAAAACCCAGCTATTCTTATTGTTGATGGTAGATTATCATCAGTTAAAGAATTACTTCCAATTTTAGAAGCAGTAGGTGCTCAAGGTAAATCATTATTAATAATTGCTGAAGATATAGATAATGAAGCATTAGCTACTCTTATTGTTAATAAAATGAGAGGTACATTAAGTGTTTGTGCTGTAAAAGCTCCTGATTTTGGAGATAGAAGAAAGTTAATTCTAGAAGATATAGCTATTACTACTGGTGGTACTGTATTTAGTAAAGATAAAGGAATGAAACTTGATAAATTTAGTTGGGATTGGTTTGGTGAAGCTAGAGTAGTTACTATAGAAAAAGAACAAACTACAATAGTTGATGGTAAAGGAGATATTGAAACAATTGAATCGCGTATTGAAGAAATACAAGCTCAAGTTACAAAATCTAAAACACCATATGAAACTGAACAATTACAAAATAGATTAGCTAAATTTGTAGGTGGAGTTGCAATAATCCATGTAGGTGGTTATACTGAAACAGAAATGAATGAAAGAAAAGATAGGGTTGATGATGCTTTACATGCAACAAAAGCTGCTATTGAAGAAGGAATATTACCAGGAGGTGGAGTTGCTTTACTTTATGCAAGAGAAGATATAAATGTAAACAATGAAGGTGCAAAAATTGTTTATAAAGCATGTGGAAAACCATTTGAACAAATATTACTTAATGCTGGTTATGATTCAACTGAAGCACAATTACTAGGTAAATATAAACTAGTAGATTCAGGTAATGATCATTGGGCAGGAATTCATATAGATGAAGGGAAAGTAATAGATTATAAAGAAGCAGGTATAATTGATCCTACTAAAGTAACCAGATTAGCATTACAAAATGCATCTTCAGTTGCTGGAACAGTATTACTTACTGAATGTACTATTATTGAAGATAAAGATTCCGATGAATTTAAAGAAAGAGGACATGAAAATAATGCAGTTCCTCAACCAGGATTTGGAGGTTAACAAATAATTTCGTATATTATAGTATGGCAAAAAAGAAGGTTATAGAAGAGAATATTTTAATTGCTCGCAGAGTACCACCTGGTGATAAATGGAGATTAATCGCTAATGAACCAGATGGTGCTATCCATAAAACGCTTACTGATACCTTAGAAGCTTATATGGTAAAGACTGGCTTTAAAGGGGAGTATAGATTGGCTCCCCTTAAAAGTGAGTTATATGCTATTTCTACAACTGAAGAAGAAGTAAAAGCTGAACCAATTAAACAATATTCGATTTATGGAGAATACTAATCATAGCTTACTAGTAGAAAAATACAGACCAGTAAAATTAAAAGATTATGTTGGTAATGAGAGTTTAAAATCCTCTATTGCATCCCAATTATATAATAATGATATTCAAAATTTTATATTTTATGGACCAGCTGGTACAGGTAAAACTACATTAGCAAAATTAATAATTAAAAATTTAGATTGTGATCACATTTATATTAACGCTTCTGACGAGCGTGGGATCGAAACTATTAGGGATAAAGTCTCTAGTTTCGCATCGGTTGCTTCATTTAAGCCCCTCAAGGTTGTTATCTTGGACGAGGCGGATTTTCTTACGATTCAAGCGCAAGCATCGCTCCGAAACATAATAGAAACATTTTCTAGAACTACAAGATTTATTTTAACTTGTAATTATGTAGAAAGAATTATAGATCCTCTACAATCTAGATGTCAAGTACTTAAAGTAGTTCCACCAAATAAAAAGCAAGTTGCTTATCATTTATCTTGGATTATGGATTTAGAAAAAATTGTATTTGATATGGATAGTTTAGGTGCCATAGTATTACAGTTTTATCCTGATTTAAGAAAATGCATTAATGCAATTCAAGCTAATACAGTTAATAATGAACTTAAATTAGATAAATCACTTTTAGTTTCATCTAAATACATATATGAAGTAATAGATGAATTAGGTAAATCAAAACCAAATTTTAAAAATATTAGACAAATAATTGCTAATGCTAATACAGATGATTATGAAGATTTATTTAGATCTTTATATGAAAGCGCAAGTAAATATATGCCTGGTAAAGAAGGTACAGTAGCTATGTTAGTTAATGACCATCAATATAAAGCTAATTTCCGAATTGATAAGGAAATTAATATAATGAGTTTAATCAATAATTTAATCAATAATAAATAAATATGAAAGCAGGAAACGCCGGAGGTCAACAACCTCAACAACCCCAAGTAAATGTAGATTTAAAAGCTACTAAAGGAGTTATTAACTCTAAGGGAACAAACATTTGGAAATCATCAGTTATTCTTAGAAAAATTTCTAAGTATGTAGCTGGTACTGATAATGATGCAATTATGCCAATTCCAGTCTTTATAGATCCCTATAATGACAAAATATTAGCTGATGGGTTACCACCAGAATTAAGAGAGGAATTAGCAGACGAAAGCGTTTTATCTGAAAAATAATATGATTAAAAATGTTTGGGATTGGTTAAAACAGATTAATTCTATTAAAGCCAATCCTTCATCATTTTCAGATAAAGACTGGGAACTTTGGAATAGTTATATGATTCATAGATTTATGTCTATGAATGTAGACTATTTAGATTTAGTTAATGAGGCACAAAGAATAAACCCTCAAAATAAAGAAGAAATATACTCAATTTATAGAGAATATATTCCAAAAAATAATAAATGGAATAAATATATTAAGTCTAATATTAAAAAACACAATGATGAGTTACTTAATCATTTAAGCAGTTATTGGGAATGTTCAAAAACTGAAGTAAAAGAATATTTAGATTTTTTGGGGAATGACGAAGTCCTTCGTATATTGATGAGTATAGGATTAGAAAAAAAACAAATAAAACCCTTATTAAAATGAACGAAAAATTATATCAAATGCTCCATTCAGCTGCAACAGCGGATAAAGCAAAAGCACTATTAAGTATTGATCTATTATCAAATAACCCAGTAGGGATTGGTGATCACACAACAGAAGATTTTTATAAAAATGCTCAAGAAGCATTAAAAACTTTTGCGGGCGCACATGAAAGATTAGAGATATTAGAAAAATATTTCCAACCAGGAAAACAAGTTATATAGATGGGAGATTCAGTAAAAAAACATTTTGAATTAGTTAGCGAAGCAGAATTTGATGCTACAGCCGCAACTGCAATGGCTACTTCTGCAGCTAAAAAAATTGAAAAAGAAAATATTATTGCTGGTTTAGGAGTAATCGAAGTATTTGAAACATCATACCCAGAATTATCTAAGGAATTTAAACAAATACAAGGTGAAATGTATGAGATGTTTGCTCGTAAGCATATGGATTATGGTTTAAATAATATTGCCTTGGGTGGTGATTTAAAAGATGAAGCAGATAAGAAATTTTCACTTACTGGTTTATGTATTAGATTAACTGATAAAATTTCAAGGTTAAAAAATCTTCTTAGTAATGGTAAAAATTATGTTAAAGGAGAAGGAATGGAAGATACGTTTATTGATATAGCTAATTATGGAATAATTGGTTTATTAGTAGGACGTGATAAATGGAAAAAATAAATTTTGCCTAAAAAACTACCTCATATTGTAAAGGAGATTAAAAATAATCCTCCTCAAGAGATAAACTTTGCTTTTCAAAAGAATATATCTTATTCTCAAATGTCTATTTTTAGAGGATGTCCTCATAGGTGGAAGTTACAATATAAAGATAAAATTAAAAGATTTACTTCTTCTATTCATACTGTATTTGGAACAGCAGTTCATGAAGCAATGCAACATTATTTAGATATAGCATATGATAAATCATTTGCGGCTGCTGATAGAGAAATAGATATTAAAGAATATTTTCAAGAAAAATTTATTGGTGAATATCAAACCCAATATAAAAAAAATAATAATTCCCATTTTTCAGATGCAGTTGAAATGAGGGAATTTTTTGAAGATGGGGTAGCTATATTAGATTGGTTTAAAAAAAAACGTAGCAGATATTTTAGTAAAAAAGGTACATATTTAGTTGGTTGTGAAATACCTATTGTAATAGCACCAAATAAAATGTTAAATAACGTGTTATATATGGGATATCTTG